TCCCCATAAACATCTTCAATCTCAACGTGCTCACAGCAATCTTGTACGTGGTGCATCCTGTATTTTGAACCATCAGATCACACAAACGTAACCATCTCGGAACCTTTTTCTAGGCCTACTATGTCTTTAATTGTTTTTCCAACTAATTCATTAAAGTTAGCCATATTACTATTCTCCTATTTACACTCTCCGTATTTTGATTATTCCGTTCTTCAGTGCATACCAGGTAAGTCCGGAAGCCTTGTGGATATTCAGTTTTTTCATTATGTTCTGCCTATGCACATGCACTGTATTTGTGGCTATGCAAAGCTCTTTGGCTACATTTTGGCTACTATATCCACGGGCAACCAATCGTAGCACGTCAATTTCCCGTTCGGTTAGTAATCCCTTCTCTCTTGCATACTCTCTCATAGTTTCCCCTCATCTCTTGCTTCATCGTATTTAGCTTCATAGTAAGCTGTTTTATCATCTATAATGGCTTGTTCTAGTGCTTCCTGCAGTTCCCCCTCAAAAGCTTTTTCAAAGGCACTCTTATCGCATTTTAGGGCCACAGAACGGTTATTCTTCATCACCCCACTCACTTCCAATACTTCCGTTACACCGCATTTATTTCCTTCCTGCTCATAACCAACTAGCACCTCAAATTCCATACCGTACAGTTCAATAGTTAATGTCTTTTCCATTTCATTAGCTCCTCTACGCTATGTTCCGTACCACATATAATGCGCGTAATGTATGCTTTACCGTCAAATGCCACTTCCAAATCTGCTTCTAGCTTTTTGATGGCTGCATTGAGATATGCTCCAGGTTCTACTGCGTCTAGTTCGTACAGTTCCCCAGTGTTTGCTTGCGCCCAATATTTTTTCATTTTGTTTCTCCCTTTACATATTTTTTATCTAACACTTTATAGAAACCGCGTTTCCAACCACCATACGGGCCTGCTACATTCGCTTCATAATTCCCTTCTTCCACACGAATATCTAAAACAAGTGCCACGGACATTACCACCTTTTCCCCAAATTCAGTATCTCTATTTACCGATAGAAAAACCACTTTATCCCCTACTCGTGTTTCATTGTTTATGTTGTCTAAAACGAATGGTGTTTTGTTTTCTTCCATATAATCCTCGCTAGTTTATATATAATATATAACAGCTCTTAGAAAGTTGTGTCTATCTGCTCCCCGGCTCACTCTGTCTGTAGGAAAGCGGCTTCTCTCTAATCCTTCCCATCCCTTCCACAAACAGGAAGCATTTATGAAAGGGATTGAAAAAGACAAATAAAAAAGCCCATCGTTTTCAAATCGTGGTGGATTTTTAGAAACAGGCCGATGGGCTTTTGGTATTTCTACCGTACTACACAGATTGTTTGGTGCTTCAACCTGTTTCTTTCTTATCCCCCCACCACAGGGGTACTACAAAAACCATTAAAACATATTTTGAAACATTTGTCAAGTGTTATTTTTAAAATCTTTCTGCTCCGACTAGGAATTTAACCTAGAACCGACGAATTATGAGTTCGTTGCTCCACCTAATTGAGCTACCCCACATTTAAATCTAATGGCAGGTAATCGGCGAAGCCCTGCCCGCTTCTGGATTAGGATATTAAACGCAATAAACTTGGAAACCGTTTAACAACCTGTGCCTTGCACAATTATCAGCATTGTGCCCAACTATATGATACACTACGGGTTTTACTATTTATGCTTTTCTTCTTTTGTTACATCTCGTTTCTTTTGAGAACACGCACATTATTTGGTTTATGGCTAGGGAGTGCACCCTTCCAAATCCGTTTTAAATCGCCAAAAATGGCTCTAAAATCAATTTTAACTGCGGTTTGCTTATCAGCAATCAACCACCCTACTTTTTAAATCTGTGCAGACTTTCGGCTTCTTGGGCGTCTGCTTGCCCTCAATGAACCCACAACAAGAAGGGCTGGCCTTTAGTCTATGTGAGCTCGTTTAGCTATATTCACATAGAAAATGGGTTGGGGGATGTAAGAACACGTGTGATTTTAGTAGTTGTACTAACAAGGAGCCGTGCATGAACCACCCCCCTAAATTTTTATCTTGTCGCTTTTTCGTAATCCTCTTTTGCTTCTTCTATTTTACTAAAATATCTTGCGCTTTCAAATTTGACTAGCCGTTCTGTTTCAGGGTTCCTAAACCAAGCTCGCCACATATATCCGTATTTGGTTTTGATAAATTCTAATGTCCAACGATTTTTGCGACCCTCTGTTGTCCTATCCCAGTGCCAATGCTTGCTTTTTGCCCTTCGCTTTTCTAATATCTTTTCACGATACCGATAGTATTTGGCTAATGAACGCGCCCTCTCTTTTTCTCTATGCTTTTTTATCCGGCAATCCAAACAATCGTCTTGCGATTTGGACATCAGCTCAATTTTTCCGCACGTCTTGCATGCTTTGTTTTCAAGCAACGCGCTGTGATTGCTCATCTTTGCCGCCCTCTTGCTTCACAACCGGAACCGCTGCTAAATCATACCCCATTTCGTTCAGCATAGCTCGCATAGTGCTTATATAACAATCTTTTCCACCCTCTACGAACGATACCTGCTTTTGCGTGCATTGCGCGCGTTTTGCAAGTGTGGTTTGGGTTATTCCCAACTGCTGCCGGATTGCTTTTAGTTGTTTGTGTATATTCATTTTTGCGCCCTCTCTCATATTAAAATTTAATTTTGATTTTGTCAAGCATTTTTTAAAAAGTGCTTATTTTTTAAAGGTTTTTTTAATCTTACAACCTGGACCGCCGGAAATCCCAGCGGCCCCCATTGTAAGACTAAATGCAAGCGTCTATAAATTTTTCTCTGTCAAAATTAGCGTTTGTTTGTCGCAATTCCTGGACCGCATATTTTGCCACCTCAAACCGAAGTTTTGTGTCTGGTATCTGTCGCAAGATATTTGCAATTAGTTTAAAGTCTTTTCTAGTCATAATTTCACCTCGTTTAATCTATATAGTAAGACAAGTTTTATTTTTCGCTATTTAGGCGCGCTTTTTGGTAAATATCCCTAAAAATATCATCTATTTCTAAAAGGCGCGCTATTTCTTTTTGTTGCTCTTGCGTTGGGTCCTGTATCTTGTTTAGTTCCAGTGCTTTATGTATAATAGCATCCCATGCATAAGCAAATTGATTTTTTAGTTCTAAAATAAATTTAATTTCTTTATCTGTCATATTCTGCCCCCTTTTAAATTCTTTTATATTTGCGCCGTTGGGATTTGCTGCCCTGGCGCGTGATTTGGATATATTCCCGGCCTAAAATGCTAAAAAATCGGTATGTTAGCATATAAAGCCTTTTTTTTTGTTGTTTTTTCATCATGTTTTATTCTCCTTCGGTGGATAATCCCACCGGACAAACCCACCCCGCCGGATGGGCTTGCGCCGGAAAGACTATCCTAACTGTGTTTATATCCGTATTTTTCGCCGTTGGTTTCCCACCAAGACGCGCTTTTTACTTCACAAGGTACATAATCCCAAGAAGTGCCAAAATGGTCCACAAATAAGACATATTTGTCAAGCCGTGGGCTATATCCTATAATTAAATCAAACGTCTTTTGCAACCATTCCGCATCGCCTTCGCTCATATCCGTCAAAAAATACTGGAAATACTCCGGCGCATTTCCTTCTTCATCTTCCGCGAATAAATCCGCGTTGTAATCGTAAAAATCCGGGTCAATTTCCGGAAGTTCATTTAATAATATGAGCGAATTTCCGCACCATTTGCAAGCGGTCCGGTAATCCGTCAACATTCTTTCATTTTTATTGTTTTTCATGGTTTTCTCCTTTACTGCTTTTTTAATTTAATGCTACCACCTAGCAAGCCGGAAACCTTGCCCGGCTTGCTCCATTGTAACACTATTTTTCAATACATGACATAATAGCAAATTGCCACTTTTTCCCATTGTCATCTTTTTCAAAATAATACGGGGCCGCCGTGTTTGCGTTATTATGGTACGGGATTTTAAAACCCCCTAGCACATCATAAATGCATTGTATTTTTTTAGGGTTAAAAATCGCGTACCCTGTAGCTTTTTCAAACTTGCTAAAATCAAACGGCATAACCGCTCTATAGTTTGGGAATGTGCCTTGTATATCTTCAATTAAAACCTTATCTTTGACGCCTTCCAAAACTAAAAAGCCGGGCTGGTTTTGCAAGTTTGCAATAATTACGCAAGCACTTTTTACGGTTTTTGGCAATGCTAATATATATTTTTTTCCGGGTTCAAGTTGCTCATTGTCTGCCAATGGCCGGCGCATAACTGCCAACATGTTCCCATCTGTTGCGGCAAGTTCTAAAATGCCGTTGTCATTTTGAACACTTACCCCGCGCAATAAATACCGGGTTCCCTGTTTGCTGGTAAATTTTACCAGGTTTTGGATGTCGCTTTTTTCAAGTTGTATTTTCATTTTTGTTAGCTCCTATTTTTAATTTATACTACTATATCAGCCGGCCCGGTTTGGACCGGCTCCCACAGTAACACAAATTCAAAAATAATCCGGGAACACGTAAGCCAACATAAAAAGCACAAACACAAACCCGGCAAACATAAAAAGCATAAATAAAGCATCCGGCGCGTTATTCTTTACGGCTTGCCAAAAGGCCCGGCGGCGTTGGCGTTTGTATGCTGCATACTGCATTTTTTTAAAATAGTTTTTTTTCATTTTATAAGCTCCTTTTTATTTATTGCAAAAAGTTTCGCATTCAAAATCAGTTAAACATTTACTGCATTTATTATTATTAAGGCTTACGCAACCAGCCAAACAAACGGCACACAAAAACAAACTAATAAATATTTTCATTTTTTAAATCTCCTTTATTTTTTGTTTCCTTCATACTTATAATATACATTAAAATAAATAATAATGCAAGCAAAAAAAAGACCTATTTTTTTATATAGGCCCTTTTTAGGTATTGACTAACTTTTTCTAGTTTTTCCGTCGGTAATGTAAAAAAGTTTAAGTTAGGATAAACTAACATTTTAAAAATGCGAAAAGATTTTAAAAAAATTTATTTAAATATATTAAAATTTTTGTAAAGTAAATTAGGAAAGACTAACAAACAATCAAACAAGCGTTTGAAAATTGGCAAAAAATGCCGGACCGAAAACAGCCAGCCGGGACCGGGCCGTGGCGCGTTGGGATATGTTCCAAAAAGCAAAAAGAGCGCAAAAAAGACAGGGCCGGAAAAAATCAAAAAGGGTTAAAAACAAATCCGGGCGGGCGCGTACTTTGGCATTGTTTGGTTTATATGGTGGTATAGTTTATATATAACTAATATATATATTACATCATAAAAGTTTTAATATGATATGATAGCCAAACAGGGGGCCGGAATGGGTAAGCGGGGCCGGGGGTGGTTTCCCAATCCTTGCGGGCTTTCACTTACTCGCTTGTTATAGTTTATTTTACTAGTAAGTTAATAATTATAATTAATAGCTTAATAGTGTATCATAGCTTATTATTATACTAGTATGTTTATATATATACTATATTAGGGGGTTTAAGGGGGGGGAAACGGGTTTTGGGGGCGGTGAGAGGGTTTGCCTCTCTTATTTTTAAAGAGAAAAAGGCTTAAAAAATAAGGGTTTTTTTGTTTATTAGGAATTTTTCTTAATAAGAGAAAAGCTGTGGATAACTCTGTGGATAACTAGTCCATTTGTATTGACAAAAGCCAAAAAGTTATCAACAGGTTTATCAACAGTTGTGGATAACAACTAATGAAAACGTGTATTATGTTAACTTTTGAATTTTAACCGGGGGGGCTTGCGTTGGGGGTTTCGGTCTTTGTTGTATTGGTTGGGGTTAGTTTGTATAGTGGAGTTTGTGCCGGGGTTGGTTGGGTTGGATTAGCATGGACCAGGAGCTCACAAAAAAGTAATTCTTTTCAAGGGGGGCACGGTAAAAAAAGAGCCCCACCCCCACCCACCAAGTCTATAATATGGCGGTCAGTTCTGCACAGAGCCCTAATTTCCCAGGTGTTATTTAGTTTATGAACATAGATTAGAAATAGTGTTTAATTGAGCAAAACCGTACCTAGAATGTGTTTTAGGGTGGTGGGTTGTAGGGTTACTAGGGTGTTTATTAAAAGCAAGTGTTTCCATTTTGGAAATAACCACTATCAATATCTATCAAAACCTATCAAATTGATAGTTTCAGCTACCGAGTAATCCTCGGCAGTTGGTTACAAAATGTAACGATTTTTTGTAATCAAAGGGATTAGGTTACAACAGAATGTAGTCAACTGAAGGTGTGAAGATTTGTCACGGTTTTAGTTGTTCGGTGTTTTCGTACAACTGGCTACAAATTGTAACTGTTTTAAAAAATAGGGGGTTGACAAAATGAAAAAGATATGATACTATGTGCGTGTTGGGATATAGGGGAGAAGGTGTTTTACAGGACAGACAATTTGTGTTGTATAGAATGTTTGGGCAATAAAATGCCTAAAGAGAACCAACTATATTTCCTGTAATATCATCCCTTCTTGTTCCCCTTCAAGAATGTCCCGACATATTAGTTGGTTCTTTTTGTTTTATATTTAATTATAACGATTGGCCTACGATACAGGCAAGTGTAGCATAAAGGGGCATTGGCAGTATTGTGATTTTGTTGATGCGCTACACACCATTAAACAGCGACCGACGGGGTATTATTATTAGTTAGTTAATAGAAATACCGGCCCAGATTGGAAGCACGCCCTTTTCTCTCATAGAATTATGTTGTGGGGGGAAGGGGGGTCCATTTCCAGCTTCTCTCTGGGGTATTATTAAATTAGTTAGTTAGTTTATTTATAATAGCTGACTATTGTTTCAAAAAATTTTTTTAAACTAATTAGGGGGAATAAGCTTAAATGAAGGTGTTGAATTTGTATTCCGGCATAGGCGGTAATAGAAAGCTTTGGGGGGGGGATATAACCGTTACTGCTGTTGAATGGGATAAAGAGATTGCGAAGGTGTATCAGGAATTTTATCCAAACGATACGGTAATTGTGGCTGACGCACATAAATATCTTATTGAACACATGAACGAGTATGATTTTATTTGGGCGAGCCCACCGTGCCCTTCGCATAGCAAGTTAAGAACAAGTCATATTAACGACGGTATTATGTACCCAGATATGACACTATATCAGGAAATTATCGTTTTAAAACATTTCTTTAAAGGGAAAGAATTTGTTGTTGAGAATGTGATACCGTACTATAGGCCCTTAATTGCACCGTCTTTTGAACTAGATAGACATTTCTTTTGGTGCGGTAATCAGTTTATTATGAAGTGCTTTAATAGCAAAGGGGGAGATGTTTCAAGAGATACGAAAGAAGAATTAGCAAAAGCATACGATATTGATTTAAATGTTATAACAAAATACAAGGTTGACGCAAGGCACGTTCTTCGTAATTGTGTTGACCCACAGGTAGGGAAGTTTATTTTTGATAACATAATGGGGATAAAGGAATGACAAAGCAAAGCTCAAAAGCAGGTAAATGTAAGAAATGTATATTTTATGCCAACACAGAACAGGGTAGTTGGTGTATGAATGTAAAGGGAAACGAAGAACACACCGAAAGATGTTTTTATCTTGACCCAAAATATAACAATAACCAAACCGAAGAATTTAAGAAAACAGATACCGGAAAGCCACAGTTTGAGTTATTACCGTTTGAACTGTTGACAGATGTGAATAAGGTGTTACAGCACGGGGCAGTGAAATATGGTATCAATAACTGGCGCAAGAGAGAAGGATTTAAACTATCCCGTTGCTATAATGCCCTTTTAAGGCACATGTTTGCTTTTTGGCGTGGCGAAGATAATGACCCCGAAACAGGTATTTCCCATTTGGCGCACGCCATGTGTAACCTGATTTTTCTAATGTATCATAGAACAGAGAAGGAAGCAGACGATAGACCAATTTGGAAAGGAGAGAAATAATGGGCAGTTGCGCTAATTGCAAACATAATCCTGAAGGGTACTGCGAGCTGTGCGGTAAAGAGATACCCACTAGCTACGTAATCGGAAGAAATAAATCGTTACCAAGATTTTGTCCGTTAAAGTGGGAGAAGAAAAAATGAACGTAACACTATTAGACAGCACTAAAGACCCCGCGTGGTTGATTAGTATGTGCGCCCGTACTTGCTATAATTCTCGTAGCAAAGACACGCCAGAGAGCCGATTTCAGTTCATTAAAGGGTTAATTAAGAGTGGGCACGAAACACCACTAGAAAATGCGGTAGCAACGTTTGACATCAAGGGTATCAGTAGAACATGTATGGCACAAATCACTAGACATCGTATGGCTAGTTTTTGTGTGCAGAGTATGAGATATGTCAATGTAGAAGATAATGATATTATCGTTCCGCATAAGCTCTTACTTGAATATCCCGACGTTCTAACGTATGTTAAGGAGATTAAGGAAGTGTATGGGGAATTGGTAAAATTAGGCGTGCCTAAGGAAGATGCCCGTTTCTTACTGCCTTTAGGAACTACAACTAATTTGACTATGACTATGAACTTCCGTTCTTTGCGACATTTCTTAAAACTCCGGCTGCATCCTACCGCCCAATGGGAGATAAGATGTCTTGCTTATCAGATATACAAAATCTGCGAAAGCAAATGGCCCTGGCTAGTAGAAGATATTGCAGGAGAACAACTATGAAAGAGAAGGTGGCATGGTTTAGTTGCGGTGCTACAAGTGCGGTGGCTTGCAAGTTAGGTCTACAGAAATACCCTGATTTAGAAATATGCTACATAGAAACCGGCTCCCACCACCCAGATAACCTTCGATTTTTACACGATTGCGAAAAATGGTTTGGTAAGAAAATAAACATTTTGCGTAGTGCATACAAAGATACGTTTGACGTGATTGAGAAAACAGGTTTTATCCATTCGGCTCATTATGCACCATGCACTAATAAGCTAAAGACAGATGTGCGTCTGCGCTACGAATACGAACACGATATATATATATATCTGGGGGTTTGAAAAAGGGGCTAAAGAGGAAGCCCGCGCAGAGCGCATGTGCAAACGATACACTAATTTTAAGCACGAATTTCCCCTTATTGAAGCAAATTTAGATAAACCGGCCTGTTTGGAGTTAATTGCACAAGCAGGAATAGAGTTGCCAGAAATGTACAAAATGGGGTATCATAACAATAACTGTATCGGTTGTATTAAGGGCGGTATGGGATATTGGAATAAGATACGAAAAGATTTTCCACAAGTGTTTGATAGAATGGCTAAGTTGGAAAGGAAAATAGGCCATAGTTGTTTGAAGCAATGTTTCCTTGACGAACTTACGTTAGATGCCGGTAGAGAAGAAAAGAACATAGAACCACAATGCAGTATATTCTGTGGACTAATAAATTTAGGAGAATAAATGTCTAACATACAAAATCCTCAAAATGCGTATTTAGTTGATGTTCCTGCTATCCCCACGCAAGAAGGCCCGTGTGGTATTAGGTACGATTTTAACGACGGTGCTAGGTTGTTGTTGCCTGAAGGAAAATGGTATGTTCAGTTAGAAGATGCCGGTGCAGACAATATCTTATTTGGCGCAAATGTTGACGGAAATTGGGTGTTTTCGGCTAAGAAGTATTACATCAAACACCGTATTCGTGTATGGGAACGTGAAACAGATAAAGAGATTTTAGACGTAACAATGGATTTAAAAGACAAACCGGTAATTATCAAATTCCCCGTTGGCACTATGGGTGATATAATTGCATGGCTTACCTACGCCGATAGGTTTCAGAAGAAGCATAACTGCAAATTAGAGCTAACTATGTCAAAGCGCATGGCAGAAATCTTTGAAGGGCAATATCCAAACATACAGTTTACCTATGTTCCAGGAAAAGCCAAAACCGAAAACCCATATGCTTCCTATGTGGTTGGACTATTCTTTGACGGTAATTTAGACTATCAGCCGGTAGATTTTCACACAATAGGACTACACGAACAAGCCGGTTATATTTTAGGTGTGGATTTGAAAGACGAAGCACCGAAGGTAAAATTAGGTTCTGAACGGAAAATCAAAGAACGATATGTGTGTATTGCTACGAAGGGCAGCGGTCAGAACAAGTATTGGAATAACGGCTACGGTTGGGAACAGGTAATAGATTATTTGAAATCCATAGGCTATAGAGTGCTTTGTATAGATAAAGAGCGCGTTGAAGGCAGAGGATATATCTGGAACCGTATGCCTGTTGGCTGCGAAGATTTTACAGGCGCGTTACCGTTACAGGAACGGATAGCTCTTTTAGAACATGCAGATTTTTTTGTAGGATTAGGTAGTGGGCTTAGTTGGCTTGCCTGGTGTACGCACATACCGATAGTTATGATAAGCGGTTTTAGTATGCCATTTACTGAGTTTTATACACCATACCGCGTGTTTCAGCCACAAGCTTGCCACGGTTGTTGGAATGACCCAAACCTAAAATACACCCACGAATACGATTGGTGTCCGAGGTTGAAAGGAACAGATAGAATGTTTGAATGTAGCAAACTAATCACAGGCCGTATGGTTATTTCTACCATTAAACAGCTTATGAAAGATAATAATTTGTCTGCTCCGAACGGAAAAGAACTATGCTAAAATGCGAAATTTGCGGAAAAAACACAAAGTTTTTAGTAAGCGTAAAGGGCTTTAAAACAAAGATTAAACTGGGTTGCATTGATTGTCTTTTAAAGGCGAAAAAGGTTGCTAAATCTTAATGTCTGTGCTATACTGTTTCTATGACAAAAAAGAATATTAAAGCCATGATGCAGGAAAACTCCTCTGAAACCTATGGTATTTTGAGGAAGTTTTACAAAGATGTTATTGAAGGCAAAATTATGGATACCCGTATGACAAAAGACGGGGAAATAGTAAATTTAGAACCTTCTATTGCGGTTAGGGTGGAAGCAGCCAATGCGCTTTTAAGGCTTGATATTGACAAAATACAGGGTAATGCTAAGGCGAAAGAGAGCGACGAAGAACTAACTGCCGGTAGCGAAGCCCTTAAAATGTTGCAAGAACTAGCAGAGAAGAAAAAGAAATAATGTTTATCACACTACCATTAGAGCTACATTCCTCAAAGAACGGACAGCAGATTATTTATAATAAGCGTCTTGAGCGTATGATGGTTATCAAGAAGGCGGTTGCCCGTCAGCAGGATAGTCAGTTAAAGATTTTGCTTATGGCAAATAAGCGCACATGGGATAAAATGGTAACAGATAAATCGTTCCCATTGAAGGTGGGGTTCTATGTGTACAGAAAGACCAGACGACGGTTTGATTGGGTAAATATCGTTCAGGGGTTGCAAGATGCTATGGTAAAGAACGGATATTTGCCTGACGATAGTGCTAACTATTTAACCCCCGTATTCTTAGGTTGGGATGTGGATAGCCAAAATCCTAGAGTGGAAGTGAGCGTGTTATGACACAAGAACAAGAGATACATGCTAAAGTGATAGAAATGTATTTCAATGACCGCGTAGGTTTCATTGAGGATATTATTTTCAACCACAAGAAAGGGTATGCGCTTGATAGACCTCAAATAGAAATCCTAAAAGATTTAGATGCCGGCAAACATAACATAGCCACTAAGTCAGGAAAAGGGGTAGGTAAAAGTTTTTTAGGCGCATGTATTATTATCCACTATTTAGTAACTAGACCACGTTGTATTGTTACTGCTACAGCCCCTAGTGCTAACCAGTTGCGCGACGTTTTGTGGCCTGAAATCAAACGGTGGATGACCTTTATGGCTGATAAGGAAAATCCTGTAGGCCAGATACTAGCAAGCCAGTTCAAGTGGACTAGCGAAACGGTTTATCATAGAAAATATGGGGATATTTGGTTCGCTGCAGCACGTACCGCTTCAAAGGATAACCCACAGGCATTAGCAGGTCGTCATAGTGAGTACAACCTAAATTTCATAGACGAAGCTTCAGACGTTAGTGATACTGCTATTGAGATTATGGAAGGTAACTACGGAACCAAAGAAACCTACACAATCCTCATGGGAAACCCCGTAAATACAACAGGCAACTATTATCGTATCTTTAACGAAAAGAACCCAACGTATGTTACACACACAATATCCTGTTTGGATAGCCGTATAGCTTCTTTTGACTTCATAGAAAAAATGGCAAAGCGGTACGGGGAAGAAAGTGATATTTACAAATCGCAGGTGTTAGGGGAGTTTCCACAAACTTCAACCAGTTCGTTTATCCCCTACTCAATGGCAAGAAAATGCGTGCGGTTGTTTGATAAAAACACGCAAGGTAGCGATGTTATGAAGTGTATGGGTATTGACGTTGGGTACACGGGCGATGCTAGTATTGTGGCCTTCCGCACAGGTAATGTGTTTGACAAATGGAAAGAATACACCAATAAAGACCCCATACAATTAGCCGAAGCGGTAGCAAGAGATGCCATAAAGTTTGGCCCAAGATACATAATGATTGATAGTAACGGTATCGGCATCGGTTGTTCTCGCCGATTAAAACAACTATTAGAAGGACACCCGATTGAGATTTTGGAAGTAAATGTTAGTAACAATGCGACAGACGATAGGGTTTATTATCGCCTAAGAGATGAGCTATGGGGAAGGTTCAAGGAAGAACTACGGTTATGCAGTATTTCTCTTTGGGATAACGAAGATGAAGATTTGTGTGGCGAACTGTCTAGCCCTATGTACAAAGTGGAAAGTGTAATTAAAGTGGAAAGCAAACCGGATATGAAGAAGCGCGGTGTAAAAAGCCCTAACATAGCCGACGCACATATCCTCACTTGTTATATACCTAGCGAGGACTACCACTTGACAAACTATAAAAATAGTGATAGTATTTTCTCTGAACAGGATAATTATACACCCTTTGACGCAGAGGCAGGTTATTAGTGGCTAAAGAACAGATAAAGGATATTTATTCCACTTCAACGCTAGAAGATTACATTTCAGTATTATATACCCAAATGGCACAAGGCCGAAAGCCTTACGAAGAAAAATGGCTTGAGTGCTGGTGGAACTTCATCGGTCAGTACAATCCGAACTTAAAATTACAGACGACAGAAGGTCAACAAAACCGAAGCCGTCTGTTTGTACGTTTGACGCAACAGAAAGTAAGAGCAGCTGCCGCTAAAGTGATGGACACTATCGGAACTGAAATACCTTTCCGTCTTGTTCCGTTGATTGAAAACCCTCGTTTAGAATTTGATTTAGCACCTATCGCTGCAGCCCAAAAAGACATTATCCGTAACCAATTTAAGAAGATTGACCTTAGAGATACCTTTGATACCACCATGCTAGAAATGGCTATTTATGGTACAGGTATTTTAAAAGGGCCGATTATAGAAGAACAAATCATTGAGGGATTGCAAGAAAATGTAAGAACCGCATTAGGTATGCAAGTGCCTATGTGGAAAATCCCTTTCACGAATTATCCGCGTTGGCGACGTACGTATATGAAGGCCAGAGAGAAAAAGGTTGTGCCTGTTTCTATATGGGATTTCTATACCGATAACAATGCAGATGTATGTAATAAATCAATCGGTGCTATGGAAAAGCACACCTATTCCCCGTATGAGTTCCAACAGATTTTCTTTGGAAACGAAGAATACAATCAGGAAAATGTGATTGCTTCCTACAATATGGCTTCCTTGCCGGAAGAATACCGCAAGCTAGAAGTACAGCAGGGGCAAAACTATATGGGCGAACAAGCCCCTAAAGACATTAAGGTAACTGTGGTTGAGTATTGGGGGCAAGCACCGTATTCCCTGTTAAAAGAACATTTGAAAGAAATTCCTGAAGGTGTTAGCAACAAAGATACCGACTTAGTGGAATGTTCCGTGGTTTTGGCTTGTCAATCCAACGAAACCGATGTTCTTTCTTCTATTAAGATTTTGAAAGCTGCTCTTAATCCTTCTGGGGATAGAATTTTTAGAGTGTGCCCGTACATCAAAAACCCTGGTTCTCCGTGGGGTATTGGTGTAGCAGAGAGCATACGTGATAGCCAAAAGCTCATTAACTCCTTTGCCCGTTTAATGGTTGATAACAAAGCATTATCCGGTAACGGTATGTTTGCTATCAACAAAGAAATGATTGATACAAGAGCCACTAAAGACGGACTAAAAGTGTACCCTGGTAAAGTGTTTTTCCTAAAGGGAGATGTCCGTCAGGGTATTGTTCCCTTACAGTTCCCCGATGTAACAGGTGGACTAGAAGTGGCAATGGACCGTTTTGAACGGTGGGCCGATGAAGAAAGCGGTATTCCGAAATATAGCCAGGGCGAAGCAGCCAGTAGCTATTTGAACAAAACTGCTTCCGGTATGGCTATGATTATCAATCAAAGCAACATTTATCTGAAAGCCACTATCCGCAACATTGACGAATTTTGGATTAAACCTATCGTCAAAGCATTTAACTATTTAAACGAAATAGACGGTTCCTATCCGAACGATATTAACTTCCCATTAGACGTAGTTCCTATGGGTGTTGATAGCTTAATGGAAAAAGGTGTGAAGTTTGAAAATGCCATGCAATTATTCCAAGTAGCCAAAGAAACGGATATGTTACCGTATATTAACAAAGCGAACGCATTGCGTTTGGTATCTGATTTGTTAGACGTTAAAGGATTAGTTGTGTCTGAAATAGAAGCTCAACAAATTACGCAATCCCTGCAAGCGCAAGCTATGCAGGCGTCGCAAGCAAGTCTGAGTGCGAATATCGGCTCCGACCTATTGCATGCTTTGACCGCTGAAGAAAGAGCGCAAGTGTTACAAAAAATGGGAGTACAGGCAGACCCGAACAGTGATGCCAAACTTCTCATTAAGAAAGCGCAAGACCTTGAACTAGATACCCAAGCAAAGATTATGGTTAATGACCGTAAAGAGTTAGGGAAGGCGCAAGGCAGAGCAGCGGATAATATCCTGGGGTCAATGTTGGACCAAGAAAAGGAAGCCAAAATGCCCCAGCAACCACGAGTAACAGTTGAGAACGTAAATGAAGTACCTGAGTAATGACGGAATTATTCACGTGCAACAAGAACTCCTATCGCTCAAAAAGCGGTTGGAAGATTGCAAACCCGAAGATTTGAAGGATTTGCAAACCCAGATAAGAGTATATCGTGGGTTGTTGTCAGATGATAAAGTGGAAGAACTGCAAGAAGAAATAGAATTTTAGGATTATAGCGTAGAAGCTACCCTAAGGAGAGAAGATGGCTGAAGAATTGAAAGACCAGCAAACACCTACCGGCACTACCGAAGATGTAGTTGTTTCTAATCAAGAAGATAACTACGCAAAACTAGCTAGTGGTGAAGTGTCGTTAGAAGATATGATGTCTGAAGCGCAGACTACGCAAGGAACAGCTACCCCTGCACCTGAGCAGAAAGAAGAAATCATACCTCAAAAAAAAGAATTGACGCAAGCGCAAGAAGCAACGGAAGAAACACTTGAGGGCTATAAACAAAAAAGCCAACAAGAGATTGACCGTTTGAACAAAATTGCGAAAGACAATCAAGCCGAATTTACTAGACGCTCTCAGGAATTATCTGCTGCTAAAGCAGAAATCAGTGAGCTGAAAGAACAGTTGGCGCGGTTGCAAGAAGCAAATAACACGTCTGTTAATGAAGATGATTTAAAAGCATTGGAAGATTATCCAGACGATGTTAAACATTTGTTCAAGAAACTTTCCGACCAAAACAAACGACTTGAAAGCCAAATGGCAAGTATGGGAAAGTTTGTCCGTGATGAGGAAGGAAAGAGAGAAGCTGAAAGCGCAAGACAGGAAGAATTAAGACGGTTGCAGGAAGATTTTAGAACAAACATACTGCCTAAAATACAATCCGAAGAACCCGATTATGATACCTTCATGCGTCAAAATATGGCTGGTTATCAGCAATGGGCCATGTCTTTATCTGAAGGCAAACGGTTTTCCTTCTTAAATTCTAAAGACCCTCGCGACCTAGTGCAAGGGTATAGAGAATATAAGAAATTCCTAAACCTGCCTTACGAAAAAGAAGCAATTAAACAAGCAGTAAAAGAAAACGAAAATAAAACAGGATTATATTCCGCTAAAACACAAACGAGCCGAAAAGTTGCTGCACCTGCTCCTGCTCCGCAATTAAGTGAAGAAGAAGCGTATCAGCAAGAAATCGCTCGCCAAATGCAGGAATATAGCCAAAGGAGATAATTAAATGACAAACGCTCAAGGTGTATCTACCAGTGCCTATATCCGGCCTGAGTATAGTTATTATTCCTTTTCGCAACTGTTGCCTTTCGCTCGTCAGTATATGAATATTGCTCTCGTAGCGCAAGTTAAACCGTTGCCGAAAAATGCTTCTACCGTTGCTCACTTTACCCGTGTTGAACGGTTAGAAACCGACCCGATTGAATTGACCGAAGGTATTACCCCGAACGCTACCAAAGTAGTGGTAAATACGATTGAAGCTACCATGAAACAATATGGTCGTTTCATTGAACATACCGACAAAGTAGAAGATACCTCTTTCTTATCTGTAATCAAAGCTTTCGCTCCGATTTTGGGCGAAAACATGGGTGCGGTATTGGAAAGCATCAATGCTACCGAACTCTGCTCTGGTACGTCTGCAATCTTCACGAACGGAACCCAACGTTCCGCTGTGAACACGGTACTTTCTGCCAACGCAATCAAAAAAGCTATCCGCGTTTTGGAAGGCAATTTTGCTAAAAAAGTTACCAAACAAAACAACCCGGCGAACTTGTTTGATACCTCTGCTATCCGCGCTTCTTATGTGGCCTTTGCCCACAGCGATATGCGTGCTGATATTGAAGCTATCTCTGGTTTCGTACCGGTGGAAAAATATGCTTCTGGCAAACCGTTGTGCGAAGAAGAAATTGGTTCTATCAATGGTGTTCGTTTCATTATGAACAACTTTGTAACCAAAATCGCTGATGGTGGAGCTGCTGGTGGTAGCAATGTAATCTCTACCACTGGAACCAATGCCGACGTATATTGCATCCCGGTTGTGGCTGAAGATGCTTTTGGTGTAATAAACTTGACCGGCTATGGTGCTGGCAAAATGATGTATGTACCGGTTGGAGAAGCTACCAAATCGGACCCGTTGGCTCAACGTGGTTCTATCGGCTACAAAGTGTGGTATACTGCGAAAATCTTGAACGATAACTTCGTGGTTCGCATTGAAGCCGCGTGCTCTGGCTTATAATTTTGGGAGAGAAAAGATATGGAATTAGATAATCACAACATTGTAAGCATCCCTGTTTCGTGCGATGGAAGTGCCTTCAAAGCCGAAGTAGGATTTAATCCGCGCAAAGTAGAAGTGGTTGCCGCTGGTGGCTTTTGCGCTTTAGCATATTCTAATGCTACCCATGCCATGAAACTTGCTTCTTCGGCTGCTTTAGTGTCCGGATTAGTAACCTTCAGTGGCGATAACACGGTAACTCTCGGAACCGATGCCGACTTAAATGTGTCTGGTACGGTAACGACCTTATTGTGCTACAAATAGTTTAACGGGGGGCTTCGGCCCCCCCTATAGAAAAGGAGTGTGTTACACATGGCTTATAAAAAACAAGAAGAAGCAGTTAAAGCAAGCGCAACTTCCACCGTTCAAGAAGAAAAGCTTGAGCTGACTAAGGAACAATTAGACGCTATCATTGAAAAGAAGCAGAAAGAAGTGCGCCAAGAAATTGCTATGAAGGAAGCCAAAGATTTAGCGGAAAAGGCTCTCAAAGAGAAAGCCGAAGCCGCGCAAGGTAAAGTTATGAGCGATATTTCCACTCGTCAAGCTCTCAATGCCGAAAAGAAATACAAAGTAATTGTATATCCGGCTGAAGGAGAAAGTCAGGGTGGATTAGGCGTTATTAACATCAACGGTGTTAAATTTGAATTTAAGTATGGGGAAGAAGTGATTTTGCCTGAGAGTGCGCTTGACATACTCAACAACAGCAAAACTTTCGGTGCTCCTAAGTTGGTAAAAGACGGAGATGGTGCCCATTATGAACCCGTCAAAGTACAAAAAAGAGCATACAATTCTACCCCTGCCCGTGAAGATGCTAAATTAAAAATTAAATAGGAAACCCTATGGAATATATAGAATACCGACATACGCAAGGAATTACTACATTAAAAGCCGCGTTCCAATTATACTCCACAAAAGCATATTGGGATAACAATGCAAGACAATGGGTAGAAGAATTAAGTGATAACTGCAAATTACCGCTTGTAGAACTTACTTATGAAAATGTATATAATTCCAACATTGATGCGTTTGACTTCTTGAAGTTGTACCAGAAAAAGATTGAAGAAGGGTTATACGTTACAGCCAGCGCAACCCTTTCTATTGCACCTGGTGCTCGGTATTCTATTCTTATTTTTGATAACGATAAACTTATCAGTATAACTACCCGATACAAAGCAAGCTCTCGTACTTTCCTTGAAATGATAAACGAAGTACAGGGAAGATTGAGCTTTCCGATTTCTAAAAGGTTGTCTGAGCCTAATGCCAAAAAGATTGGTATGATGATGAACGACGTGATAACCGAACTATTACCTGCCGGAAGAAGCACAATGGATGTGCGTACTGATTTTAATATCCTGTTACCGGCAGAAGAAAATGAACTTTTGATTAGCCCTGCTAATAGCAAAAACCTCAATGGGTTAGGGTTGGTTACGATTGAAAAATCCCCGTTAGTACAAGCAAACGGTACTAGCATGACTTCGTTCATTACAAACTCTCGTAGCATACCCACCTCGTATGTTGTATCTGCGAAAAGCAATCATACGCTAGGTATCACTTTCAACAGCGTATTAGATGAAGAAAAGTTTGTAAATATAGAAGTGTTTGAAAGACCCGCACAATTAGTGTTTGCAAGCGATAGAACGGTCTATGACAGCGATTTGGTCATTAAGGGTACTGAATATATAGCCCGTGATGATTTTGGTATGGGTGGCGATGTTTCTGGCAGAGAACTGTTTATGAGATATTTAACCACCGATAGCAACTTGAACGAAGAAACGAATTGGAGCAGAATAAGTGTATAGACTAATTGAAAGCCAATTTAATGATTTAACAGGGGGGGAAATTTCCACCGTTGCGCCAGGCAAGATGGACACAAAGTTTTCCCTTCTTTTGCAAAATCTTTATGTTGGCAGAGATAACCGATTACGCAAGGTTCCAGGATATAAGCCACTTCACAACAATATGATTTCTACCGGTGTGAATAGTGGCATACGGTACATTTACAAAGATACCGATGCTGTATTTGTGGGTGGGCGCGGAACAATATACAAACTAGGCGACAACAAAGAACTTTTTAGTATATACCAATCTTACAAAGGAATAGCAAGCACCGAAAGAATTGAGTTCGCACAAATGGGAAACAAAGTGGTTGCTGTGAACGGAGATGATGTCATTGCTGTTCTGCAAGGGGATAGCTTTATCGGGAAAGAAGGTTGGAAATTATTAGACAATTTCACTCCTGCAAAACCTTTTGTGTATAAGAATAGAATGTGGTACATCAACGCACAGAACCGTATGGAAGCTATGCACTCTGCTTTGCAAGATGCCACAACGATTGAAGGGTATATTGATTTTAGCGGTGTGCTTCCGCAAGCAGACGAACTTATTGACATTAAAGGGTATTTAGATTTTATTTGCTTTATTTTCAAAAACTATGTTTTAGTGTACAGTGGCAATGTGCCTAGCGGTCAAGACGCTGATTTTGCCCTATATCAAGTGGTTCCGCTTTCAGGCATAGTTAGTGGGCAAACTAACCTACAAGTGAATAACAGCCTGTTTTTGGCTACGCAAACGGGTATTAAAACACTGGCAATGATTTACCCTAGCACAAAGATTGTTGTGAACGATTTTAGCCAGATAAATGACCCTGCTATAATGAAAATGTTGCAAACCGATGCTGACTTAAAATACTATACAAGCGGATATTGGGTAAAGGAAGATTTGTATTTCTGGTGTTTTGGTCGCTCTGCTGTGGTATTTAGCGGAAGATACAAAGCATTTAGTAGATTGGTTTTCCCTAGCGAGAAAGCGCAATGGGCAGGAACATTTACAGATGTTGACGGGAACATGAATATATTAGCTGGTGGTTGTCTGCATAGATACGGGAACGATTGGAAGTTTAATGGGGAAGATGCTTTAACAATATGGAAAACTGCATGGCTTCCTTTACACCCTTACGGTGCTACCTGCTTTCCTAAATTTGCAGATGTATTGGTAAGTTGCGCTAAAAAAGGTGGTACTTTAGAAGCCAACGCACAGATATTTAACGGGGATTTTGTATCGCAAGATTTTGCCTTAGGGTATTTTGATGTAGAATACGATACGCCTATTACCACAAGCCGTATGGACACCGAACAATTCTACCCGTGGGAAGAAGATTTTATGATGGATGGATATACACCCATTCCGTTGCGTATTCCGCTATTAAATTGCGGTAAATTTATGAACTTGACAATAGCCGAAAAAACAAGTATAAATGGATTAGAGTTTAACGGTATTGGAGTGTTCGCTGATAGGAGAAGAAAATGACCTCTGTATATATCCGGCCTGACGGTAAAAATAGATTTCAAATTAGAAGTGCTGCACTGGGAAGTTTGCCTAGCGCGTGGTTAGACCAGGAATTTAATAAAGTGTACGGTATCTTAAATGGCTTTGTGGCTAGTGATACCGTTTCTGTTAGTGAATGGACTAATATCGCAGGTTCTTTTACACAAATAAGCAGCACCTCTTTTAGTGTTTCTGGCGACATGACGCAAGTGTTTGAAGCATTAAGAGCTATCCAATTTACAGACGAAAACGAAGCTACCACTTCTTCCCATATCCAATCTTCTTCTTACGACAGCGGAACTGGACTTACTACCGTTATAGTTTATGATGCAGTTGTTCCTGCTACGATTAGCAAAGTGAGTGTTGGGCTTGTTAGCAACGAAAGTGCAGCTATACCTAGCGTGAGCGTTTTGTCAAAGAGTTCAAACTATACGATTGGTGCTACTGATGAAGTGATACTATGCGATGACACTTTGCCTTCTAGCTATACGATTGTGTACGATGACGGTCAAGTGGGTGGCGACGGTTATCCTGCTTTGTTAATCACGTTACCGATTGCTTCTTCATTACCCCATAAATTGCTTTGCGTGAAGAAAATTGCAGGAACGCACAGAACTATTGTTTCTTCTGCATTTGTTCATTCCACCTCGTTAAATTCCGATAATGAAACAGTACATACAAATACATACGATTTTCAAATCTTAGGCGATAATTCTGCTAAAAACCGCGTAGAACTGAAAGGTGTGGGGGATTGCTATTGGTTTGTATCAAATGGTACGAATTGGTATGAATTGACCCCAGAAGCCAGCGAAACAGAGAAGGGAATTGTGCGCTTTGCTACCGACGCAGAAATGACCCTTACCGCACAGCAGATTGCAGACGGGGAAGATTTGGCTAAAGATTTAGCTGTTTCAACTTTCAATGTGGATAAGCATTATTTGCGTACAGACGCAAGCAATATGCTATTTGCAAGCAATTACATTTACACCGCACCTAATGGTGTGGCTTCTTTGATAAACAACAACATTGTTGTATATGAAGGTTTGGGTTTATCGGTTCCTACTGGTAGAGATGATAATGGCGTTTCTACATCTAAAAAATTAGAATTAGACCAAAACCTTTCTTATGCACCTGTTGAAGTAACCGCGAAATCAAAGCTGATGTTTGTAAAGAGTGATAAAACTTTACAACCTGTTTTGGCTCAAAACTACTTCATTGGTTATAATGATCCGGTAATTGACAGTAACATAACCACATTAGGCGACAGTATTATTTGGTTTGACTTCGGTTCAAATCTGCTCAAACTAAGTACGGATAATGGCTCTAACTGGACTACTTTTGACGGAGCAGGACCTATCTGTGAGTATTATGGAAATGGTGTAAACATTACAAACATTTTGCCTTATGCTCAAGTTGGGTTTTTGACTAGAGATAATGGCGAAAAAATATATAGAGATGTTATAAATAGAACTTTCCATACGGTAGGAGCCACCATAGCAAGTGGAGATGCGAACACTATTAGCACAGTTGGGGAGTATGATTTGTCTGCATATATTCCAGACGGGCAAGTTAGATTATGCTTATTTTCCATATCATTAAGTCTTGCTTCAAGTGGGAATTGTACCATAGAATTAAAGTCTGATGTGTGCTCGGCATGGAGTTGGGTTTGCGGAACAAATAACGGATATGGAACCGGCGGTAGCATAATTTTGCCTGTACAGAAGAAAGCATATTTTAAAGTTGACCCTGGGTCAGGTTCTCCTAGTGCAACATGGAATTTCTCTGGATATTGGTAAGGAGAGTTTATGAATTATTACAAAAAAGAAAATTCTTATATAGCTAGTGATTTAGATTTATCACTTCAAAAAGCAACAGAAAAAGAATATCTTGCGTGGAAAGAAAAACAAGATACCATATCCGAATTAAAGAAAGAGCTATTATGTATAGACGAAAAGTCTGCTCGCTCCATGCGTGCTGTTCTTGCTGAAACTGCTGCCGCTGAAGACAGAGAATTTCTTGCTAGTTTGGAAGCGCAAGCAACAGAGCTTCGTCGTCAGATTAGAGAATTAGAGAGTGCATAATATGAGCGAACTAAACGGTGTTTATGTAGATAGCAAAAACGATATTTATGTTCGTTGCGGAGATAGTGGAAAAATTACTATCACTGGACTTCCTACAGACGGAAACTATAAAGTGGTATTGGGCGTATATAATCCGCTTACAAAAGAGATTGTAGCAGAAGCTATAGAACATAGCAGTAATGAAGAAAGCATTGAGCTTGCTATCGGCTCCAGCATGACGGAAACAATAGGCGTAGGTCATTATTTCTATGCTATTAAATTGATTTTAAATTCAGACGAACAAACGGTACTGCCGAAAGCGTCTGTAGATGAAAGCGGTGTTATTCAACTGCCGATAGCACCTTCCTTCTTTGTAAGCCCTAAAATGGCAGAAGGCAACGAATAATATGGCAGAAAACATAATCAATATCAATGTGGAAACTATACAACAGGATATAGACGTTACACCGAATATACAACAGGGTGTTATTGATATTGGAAACTAGATTTTAGAGAAACATAACAGGAGAGAACAAAATGGCAACAGCAGATGAACAAGTGATTGTGGGCGGTCAAAGAGCCGTAGCAGTTTCACAAATTAGTGGAGATTATATTTATGACGGCGGTGCAACTGATACGCAATGCGTGGTTAAATCCGGCGGAAAAGCACAAAGAGCGACTAAGGTTGTTGTGTTAGACGGTAGCGGTATGCCTTTATCTGTTGACGACGCTTTATCCACCACTTCGGAAAATCCTGTTCAAAATAAGGTTGTTACGTCTGCTATTAACGCAAATTCTGACGCTATTGACGCAATAAACGCGGAATTAGACACAAACCCGCCGTGGCAAAAGCCGCAAGACTGGATTGATATACGTTCGGGTGCGTTGCCTAACAGCGTATATTTTCTTGTCGGGCATAGTGCGGATTATTCTACCTATCCTACGTTTAAAGTTAAATGTGGATTTTTAACTGCTTCTAACACGTATGATGTGTTTGTTGACGGCGTAAAAGTAGCCACAACTGCAAGCGGTACAACTACCACATTAAATTGGCAAACGCTCGCATTAACAAGCGGATATGATGTTACATACCCTTCCGCTTTGCGTACGCATATCGTACGTGTAGCACCTACTTCCAGTTCGGCAATCAGTGATTTAAGAAGTGTAGATTTAAATAGTGATGCTAATCAAGGTGTACTGTGGGTACATAGTACGTATAATTATTATCTCGGATATACGTTAGGTGCTACGGCAAACTGGTCTTTGCCTATATTAGAAGCTGTTACCTGTTCCGGTGATACGTTACTCATAAAAGGGTTGAATAACTTTGCAGGCCGTGCTAGTAGTCTAGTTTATTTGCCTAAGTTAAAGGCAGACCCATCCTCTGCAAATCAAATTATTAACTATGCCTTTTATAACTGCTCCAAATTGAAAAAAGTACATATAATCGGCATGGTTGAAAATACACCCTTACTCTATAATAATACACCATTTCAGGGGTGCAGTGAGCTAAAAGAAATCATATTTGAAGATTGTGAAATGCACGTACACGATTTCTTTTCTGCTAAAAAACTTATTAGATTGCCTAGCAACAATTCCTTCAATAATACGCGTGCTAATATGGTTGACTTGCGTAACTTAGAAAATTTGCAAGATACGTTTGTGGATTGTAGCGATTGTACTACTGCCACACGTGTTCGTTTTGACGGAGAGAGTGCAAGTAAGCCAAATTTGGGCAAGAAAGGGCTTATTGTTTCAAACGAAGCTCCTTTTACGGGTAGTAGCCCGCAAATTAACGTGGCATATACCGGCCTGGACCGTGCGGCGTTAGTCAATCTGTTTAACAGTATGCCTACGGTAACTGGTAGCCAAGTATGCAACGTAACTGGGGCAACGGGTGCGGCTGATTTAGACGAAACGGACTTTGCGATTGCGTCCGGAAAAGGTTGGACCGTAACACGGTAAGGAGCGAATTATGGTATATAAGAAAATTGCTAACGAAGAAGGAAACTATAAAGATAAACAAGACGTGCGTTATGACGTATTAGAAGCGCACGAAGCGTGGACCCCGCAAGGGAAAAACGTAGGGTGGGATGAATACCCCGATATGGAACACGCATTAGAAGCGTATGGGCTTGTGTATGACCCACTGCCCATACCTGACGAGGTTAAATAGCATGCCTTTGAAACGTGGAAAAAGCGATGCGGTAGTTAGTTTCAATATACGAGAATTGCGACGTGCGGGTTATCCGCAAAAACAAGCAATAGCGATTGCCCTTTCAAATGCTAGGAAATATAGGTAAAAACATAAATTGACAAAATAGGAATAAATGGTTACTATATGGATAACGAACTCTTTAATTTATTATGGGAATTAGCAGCGGTTATATTCGCAGCCGGTGGTGTTTGGGCCGAATTAAAAGCGGTTCGTAAGGACATAGCTAGGCTTGAGGAAAAAGTGGAAAAACACAACTCTTTTGATAGACGCATAGTGCGGTTGGAAAGCTATGTGGATATGAAAATAAAAGAAGAAAAAGGAGTGTAAAATATGGCTTGCAAAGGAAAAGGAAAAAAGAAAAAATAAGGAGATAAATTATGGAACAAGCAATCATGTACGTAATTAACTTGCTTATCGGACTAGCAGATAAACACCAATGGTTAGCCATTACCCTAATGGTTATCGGCGGTTTATATGTGATATTGTCAGCCCTGCGTGGGTTTTTGACCGGAATTGTTAAAATTACCGGCACGAAAGTAGATGACAAAATTGTGGGCACTATTTTCGCAATCCTTGATAAATTCTCTTATGGCTTCGGCAAATTAGCCGATTACTATGAGAGCCATTTACCGACTAAAAAGGATAAATAAATATGTTACAACTTTGCGGTGTGATTATCATTTGCGCTTTAATAGCAACTATAATCTGCCTTGCAGAGAAGAATGGTAAGCAGGCCGCAAGGTTGAAAGCATTAAAGAGAGAGCTTGATGGCATATCAAGAGCGCAAGAAATGGCTGCTAATGTTGCTGGTTTTGATGACGATACTGCTCGCCGAAGGTTGTGCGAAATTGCAACGGAACAAAGCCGTAAACAGCGCATGTAATATCCCGTTTGACTACGGAGATGAGGGAGTAAATAATCAGAACGCACGTTCGTTGCTTCTTCATTATTGTATATGCCATGACGAGAGGGCGTGTAATAAATGAGGGTTTCTTCTCACTTCACATTTGAAGAATTGAGTACGACGAGCCATACTGCTCTTTTGAAAGAAAACAGAAATGAAGCTTTGCAAGAGCTTACACTAATTGAAGATTTGGCTTTCTTTGCAGAACAGGTAAGAGCTTTTATAAATGTTCCCATGATAATCACTTCTGGTTTTCGGTGTGAGAAATTAAATAGGGCGGTAGGTGGGGCAGCTAATAGCCAACACATATTTTTTAGAGCGATAGATTTTATCCCGAAAGGAATGAGCATTGACGAGTGCTTTTCAAGATTAAAAATGTCAAACCTTGTATATGGGCAGTTGATTAAGGAAAGCGGTGGTGTAAAAGAGTGGGTGCATGTAAGTATGGGTTATAAGAAGGAAAATTTAATTTACAAGGAAGGTAAATGCATTAAGATATGATAGGTATTTTGATTGGACTTTTTTTCTTTATAACTGTGTTCTTATTGTTATACGCAGTATTTCCTTCAAAAAAATATATGTCAGACATTTATCAAGATATGTATTTGGCACAGAGGGAACAAACAAAGATTTTAAAAGATTTGCGTAACGTGTTTTTTGCTAAAAACAGAAAGAATAGTTTTAAGAAGGAGAAATAAATATGGCTACTTCAGACGTAATTCAAGGTGGAATACAAGGCGGTGCAGCAGGTGCATCTGCCGGTTCTATGGCTGGCCCGTGGGGAGCAGTGATAGGTGGTGTAGTTGGAACTATTGGTGGTGCTATTTTAGGTGGTCGCAAAAAGAAAGCCAAAGCACCTGCCAGAGCTTCCGGTGCAGTTTATGGCTACGATACCTACGGAAACCTTGTCAACAAAGGAACCTATCAATACAATCCTTCTACAGGGCAATATGAATTGCGTGCTGGCGAATTAAGCGGTGCTGAAAAAGCAATGCGAGCTAACCTTGCAGGAAACATTGCCGGCCTTATTAACACCGTTGGAACTACGCCAGATGCCTTTGTACGTTACGCAAAAGAACTGTCTGATAGTTATTACAAACAAGGCGAACGCAAATTATCCGAAAATGTAGCAACTGAACAGGCTCGTTTAGACGAAAGCCTTGCAAGACGCGGTCTTTCTACGAGCCGTGCTACAGCAGATATACAAAGCGAATTTGAACGTCGCAGACAAAATACATTGGCTGACATTTATGATGCTGCTCAAAGATACGGCCTTTCTTCTCAATTACAAATGCAAGAAAGCGCAAGAGGTGCATTAAGCACATTAGCAGGTTATCAAGGTCAGTTAATGGGTCAAGACCAGAATTATTTAAGTCAGGCATTAAAAGCCCAACAGTTAGGTCAGCAATATGAAAATATGAAAGCTGGGGTTGAAAATGCTCAAATCGCTGCTGACAACCAGGGTTGGCAAAACGTGCTTGACAGCATGACTAGCTTGGGCAGTATGCTTGGATATAAGGCTGGAAGCGCACAAAACCTTTCAGGTGTTGGGGATAGCTCGTGGATTGCGCAAGGAAGCGCAATGGCTATGAACCCTGCTGATATGTCTAATGTCAATTTAGGAAACCAAAACAAATTAAGTTTGTGGTATAACTATCAACCGTCTACAAGCGGATATATTAACTTTTAGGAGAGCTTACTAATATGGCAAACGAACAATTTGATTTAGGCGAAGCATTAGGCGGTTACGAACAGGCCAAAGCAGATAGAGAGTTCTATCTTTCCATGATGCAACAGGGTAATAGAAATCAGGGTGCTTTTATGATGAGCCCTATTGCTGCCTATCTTGCCGGTGTTTCGGGTGTTAAAATGGCTAATATGCGTGCTAAAGCGCAGGAAGTGGAAGATGCTAGACAGGCCGAAAAAGATGCTATTGTGGCTGCTGATAAAGCAAGAGCCCACAAAACAGCATTAGAAAATCAAATTGTAGGCATTATGAAAGGTGCAAGAGAAGGAACTATTGCGCCTGGTGTGGCTGCTTCTTTGATAGGACCTCTTACAAAAGAATTAGGATATACCTTAAAAAGCTATGATGCCGATAACAACAAAGCGATTTACAATGTTCCTGGCGACCCTGAAGATTACGAGTGGGATTTTGGACCTAGCACGAGCACATTAGAAGAAGGAAGAAACAAACGCGCACAGGACAGATTGGCTTGGGAAAAAGAGAAGCAAGAACGCGGTATTCAAGGGCAAATCCGCGTGGCTGAAGCTAAAAAGAATTTAGGTATAGGTGGTGGCGCAGGACAAAAGCAAGCCACATTTGCAAGCTACAAATCTGCAAACCCTAAGGCATTTAAGCTCGCAGGTGGGGAACTTCTGCTAGAGGATATGACCAAACAGGAAGTAGATAGTTTGGTGGAAGGCGCGGAAGCTTTGTCCGATGCAGATAGAGAATTAGCAGAAAGCACGGTTATTCCGGTTGTGTTAGATTGGGCAAAGAAAAACCACCCAGAGTGGCTTTCTGACGAACAGCAAACTGCAGAAGAAAAGCCGAAAGAACAAGCAAAAAGCTCTTTATTTACTAGATTATTCGGAGAGTAATTATTATGCCTACGTCTGGCGAAATACAAAAAACTCTACAAGAAGCGGGGGTAGATATTGCATCTCTTTCTAGCAAGATAGAAAAAGGTATTGCTGACGGAGAATTTACCGAACAAGAAGCAAAAGAAGCTGTTTTGCAAAAATACAATTCCATCTTAGCAGAAAAAAGCAAACAATCCGAACAAAAAGCAAATGAACCTGGATATGTGAAAGGTTCTGCTATGTCATTGGCTCAAGGTGCTACCGCCGGACTTCAACCTTATTGGGAAGGATTTAGGGCTACCGCACCAGGAAAAATTATTTCACAGTTTATTGAACCACCTACATTGCGTATAGTTCGTGGAGAAGGAGCACCAACACTACCTTCTATTAGTGATTTTGCACCAGAAAAAATACAAGAACAATATCAGCAAGCAAAAGAAGAATACCAACAAAAACTAGGTGCTTTTGAAGAAGCGCACCCGAAAATGGCGGCAACTATGGAAACCGTAGGTACTTTAGGTTCTTTGGTTGCCACAGGCGGTGCGTCTGCTCCGGCAGGTGCTGCAGCAAGAACATTGCAATTAGGTGCTAGAGCGCGTGCTTTGGGTGTTCCTAGAGCAGTAGCTCAAGCAATTAGAAGCGGTGCGCCAAAGGCAGCTCAATCGGCCGCAACGTTTGGTGCTGTAGGTGCAGCAGAGGGACTTGCGAACGAGGGGGAAGGATTATCCCCAACAGGCGCGGCAGTTGGTGCAGGAAAAGGAATTTTGGAAGGGTTGGCTTTTTCTATGCTGACAGGCGGTGTTTCTAATATAGAAATGCCATTATTAAAATCTGCAGAACAAATGACAGGTGTTATTGGAAAGGGTGTTCGCACTGGAATTAGAAGTGTGGCTGCAGGACTAGAAGGCGCAGGGGTTGCTACAGTTGCTAGCTTGATTGGAGAGAAGCGGTTGCCTACATTGCAGGAGATTGGAGTGGGTGCTGCTTCTGTAGGTGCTATTCGTGGTGCTGGTGGTGTATGGCAAGGAACCAGACGTTCCATAGGAAAACTAGCTGACTATACTGAATTAGAAAAACAAGAAATGGCTCAACGAGCACAACAAGCAACTACCGGTATTGAGCAGAAAAAAACAGTTCTTGTTCCTTTTGAAAACAAAGAGATTGCATCAAAAATCAAAGAAGAAACGGGTGGAAAAATATCAGACGATGTGGCTAATGTTTTGGCTGAAGGTCGCCAAAAGAAGCTTGCTACAGCGGTTACATTGCAGGAAGAACAGAAAGCTCTTGGAACTGTGGAAAGAGCGCGTCGTGCTATTGGTAAAACATTCCGCAAGGTTGAAGATGTATTGGATAGATATGCACCTGTTAAACGAACAAACGAAGAAGCTGCCTATGCTTTGCGCCAAAGAGATAGGGGTGGCGAAACTCAAGTAAGACAAAAGAAACTTGTTGATAGTTTGGAAACCGCACAGAAAGATGATAATTTGTTTGTAGAAAAACTAGACAACTATCTTGAAGCCAAAAAGAATACAGAAATGTTGCCTAAAGAAATTGAACGGTTGCGTGCACAAAACACGAAAGGTCAATTAAACGAAGTAATTGAAACAAAAGAAATTCAATTACAAAAAGCAGAGAACAGTGTGCGTGCTATTGAAGCCAACGAGCCGAAGGTGTTAGAGGAAGCTCAAAAACATTGGGATTATGCACAGGAACAGTTGGATAAGTTATATGAAGCAGGTCGTATTTCTGAACCGTTCTATAACGAATTAAAGAATAATAAACACTACGTTCACAGCGAAGCCATATTAGATGATATGGCTGACGGACTTTCTTCCGCAGAGCATGACATATTGAATAAGCAAACAGGATTAAGTTCTGCTTTTAAGAGATATGGTGCTTATGAAGGACAACGCGGAAATATGATTATCAGCAACCTAGCGCAAGGAAAAAAGGTTGATTACTTCACTGGCACGCAAAAATCCATGAAAGAGTGGATTAAGAGCGCAGAAAAGAGTGGAGAAGCTATCCCCGCCAAAGGTTTTGAAAACTTAAAAGAAGGGCAATACCCTACAGGATATAACCCAGAAAAACAAATCTTCGTTTGGGAAAATGGGAAAGCCAAAGTGTATGATGTTCCAAAAAATGTAGCCGAAGCATACAACTATGTAGGCAAGGAAGAAAACGCTTTAATGCGAAACCTTCGCCTTTCCAACAACCTATTCAAACTAGGAACCACAGGGATTTCGAGTGGGTTCGCTGCCATGAACCTTATTAGAGATTTCCAAAGTATTATGGGTGGTTCTCGTTCTGCTAGGTTCTTTCAACCTTCCTATATTAAAAGAGCAGCCGACTTGTACGGGCCAGGTTCAGACAAACTGACGGGTGCACAAAAGCAATTAAGAGAGGAAATTGACAAACGTCTTGGTACGCAATTCTCTCTGGCTGATACGCAAATGGACATTAACCGTGATGAATTAGCTCGTGTGGATAGAATGTTGCAAGCGCAAGGTCAAGCGAATAAACCTGGTTCTTTCGGACAAAAAGCACTTTCTCTTTTAATGAAAGCCATTTCTATAGGAAAAGCACCGGCTGAAAAAACATTCCAAAGCGGTGCTAAAGCTCTTTCCTTTCTAGGAAACTGGAGTGAAAAGATAGGTCGTGCAACGGTATTCCAAACCGAATTAAGAAAACAGGCTGGAAGCGAAGCTGTATTTAATCGTTGGATGCGTGATGGTAATATACCGAAAAAAGCACTAGACGCAGCCGGAAAGGAAATGACGCAAGTAACATTGGATTTCAATAGACGTATGCACCCATTCATTGAAACAATGAATAAATACGCAATGCCATATTTCAAACCTTCTTTGTTAGGTGCTGAACGGTTGGATAAGATTTTGGCTGACCCAGAAATTGCACCTATTGCGTGGCGGTGGATTTCAAACATTGGTACTTTGCAAGGTCTTATCAATTCCGAAACAGACGATAAGAAAAGAGAGAAATACCAAAGCCAACTCAATGTGGAAATGCAAGCTAAAAACCTTACATTTGTTGACAGGAAAGGGAACATACGTCTTGTTCCTGCAAACCAGGAATTTGGCCCGTGGTACAAGCTTGTTTCTATACCTTCTGAAATGCTGTTAAATCGTTTGAAAGATAGAAAGCAGAGAGAAGATATAGCAGACGAAACGATTGCTTCCTTAAAAGAACTAGGAACAAATGCTATCCCTGGTGGATATTTATTCAACGCTTCCAACTTCGTTCCTACCCCTATTGGTAAAATGATTTATGAAGAATGGACTAATATGGATAGCTATTCCAAAACACCGATTGAAAGCTCGGCCATGTTGAGAAAGGAAAAGGAAGATAGGTTTAGTGCAACCACACCGAAAGTGTATCGGCTTATGTCTAAATACCTAAAGGTTGGGAATATGCAGAGTAGCCCTAAAGTATGGGAACATAGAGCAAAAAAACTAGGTTCTACCTTTGCAAAAGAAATGGCAGACGCGGCTGATATTGTGTTAGACGTGTTACACGTTGGGGAAGATGAATGGGGGTTGCCTAAAGAAATTGAAGAAGGTGCTGTATTGGGTCGGTTCTTCAACAGGGATTACACTGCGTATGCTCGTAACGTACAGAAATATGACGAAGAAATTAAACCTCTTGAACAGGCATACAATTCTATTATCAGAAGCGGTAGCACAACCGACGAAGAAAAGATGAAAAAGGCGAAACTATATGGCGCATTAAGACAGTTAGAAACTCAACGTGCCCAACTGATACGAGCTAACCAGGATATTCTTTCAAACCTAAGAAGAAAAGGCCACGAAGAATACGAGAAATACAAATCCCGTAGCGACAAAGAACAGGCCAAAAGAGAGTTCAACAAAAAGAAAGAGATTGAAATAGCTAATGCTGCAAAGAAATACTATGAAAATCAGAAAAGAATATCAGATGTAACAGACAAAATGCTTGCTATAGTTAAGAAACAAAAAAAAGAAAAAGGAATTAAATAACAAAGCCCCCGAAATGGGGGCTTATGTTTTCACGTGAAAACTATTAGCATGGTATTTCGTCTATTTCTTCCCCACCGATTTCCTCAATGGCACTTTCTAAGTCTTGCCCTTCTTGCGTTTTGTTATATCCTAGCATAACAAAATCGTCAACCATAATCTTGTATTCTAATTTGGTGGAACCGTCTTTTGCTTTGTATTTGTTCTGCTGAAGGTAGGCATCTGTTATAATAATGCGCTTCCCTTTAGCTAAAAACTTCTCACAAGCATCGGCAGTATATCCAAAGGCGGTACAGTTAAAGAACCATGCAGGACTTAGTTTCTTATGCCACCAATCAAATGCAATAGCAAAGTTGGCAATCTTTAGTGGCTTATTCCCTTTTTGAATAAGAGTGATTTTGGGGTCAGCAGTTAATGTTCCGGCAATCTGTATTTTGTTAATCGGCTTAGGCATTTGCAATCTCCTTTTTGGTTTCGCTTAAAAACAAATGTGGTATCATTACATCCCACACCCAGAACCTAAAGTTCCCTACAATCAGGTTATGTAATGCTATGTTATCAATGTCTATGGCCTTTAAAACAGCCATTAAATAGCCAAAATCGCGCTCTAATAGGTTTGTTAAGAGAAGTTGACCTTCCGTACTCAATTCCGTTTCGGCTCGTTTTAAGAGCATTTTAACCATATCGCTCTTTGCTTCTTGAGGTTCTATCTTTGGCAGTTCTTTTTCCTGTATGGCCTTAGCATAGCGCATTTCCAAATGAGCGTCTATGGCAGCGCACATAAAAGAGAAGAAACAAATGGCAGCGGTTTTTGCGTACGCGCTAGGGTAGTCCTGCATAATTTTCATAGCGTCATCCCAAACTGTATTAGTGATTGTTTCGCTTATTTCTCTTGCGGTAGGCCAACAATCTTTGAACTTTTCTTCTACATATTTCTTTTTGTCGCGCGACATTGCTTCGGACAGCGTCTTGTAGGCGAGCTTTCCACTCCTTGTTGAGTTCGGCTTTACAGCTTTTGCATTTGAGTTTGTCTTTTTTTTCTTTGTTAATGTTTTCATACTCATAAATCACTCCTAATTTTTGAACTAACTTCTCTACATGCTTTATTGCTTTTAATCTTTGGGTAGATACGGTACGAAGTTGCACTTGCAGTTTGCTTCCTTTCCGTTCTGCCGGTATGGGGGTAAGATATGTAAATACCTTAAATAGCTTTTCCCCTTTTACATATTTATCACAGGGTTCTACTGATAGAAATATCGGCACTTTTGAGCCAAACAAATGAATAACACCCTTATAGCAAAGCTCTCCGTCTTTGTTTATCTGTTGCCTTGCTAATCCGCTTAGTGCCTTATCCCCGAAATAATATGCGTTTTTCATAATTCTATATCACTTTCCACTTCGTTGCCCCACGCATCCCAACCGTCTACTCGCTCACGCGCGAACAGTTCTACTCTTGGAAGTTCTCCCATAAGTTTAACAATCTTTATGCGCGCTTCCGGAGGCTTCTGCGAATGACGACGCAAAGGACTGAAGATAAGTTGGCTTACCCCCGCATGAACTCTATGTGGTTTTCCTTTTGTTGCTAATAGGCAAGCTTCAGTATTTCCCCTAGTCCAACGCCCTAATCCTAAAAACTCACCGAAACCTGACTTGTATGTCTTTACCCATTGGAACGCTATTGTCTTGTATTCAAATCCCCACGCTTTAATCACTTCTAATGCCTCTTGTAACTTTGGATAGGTAGCCCACATAAAAAGAACACAATCCTTATCGGCTAATTCTTTTACAGGCAAAGCGCATATTTCCTCAACACTCATAGTGTTATATTGTTTAGCTGCCGCACCTTCGCATCCGCTGTCCTTATAACTCCACGGCGGGTCTGCATAAATTATCCCATATTTTTTCATTATAATCCCCTTGTTACAATATCCTGTCTTATAACCACCTTAACCCCAGGGATATTTGTTTTCTCTTTCAGAGCTCTTACAACCCTACCAATAGCAGCGGTATCAACCAAAAGATATTCACGAGGGATTAAGTTTGGGTCAACGATTTCAAAATCATATCGGTTGCGTATGCTAGTACCCTGCATTTTCGGTTTCTCTAACTTTACGGAAGGAAGTACGGAGATACCAGTTCCTTCCATTTGTTTAGCCATAGCATCAAGTTTTGCTTGTTCTGCCTTTAATTGTTCATCTCTTTGTTTGTTGTATTTGACAATTAGAGCCTTGATGGTGCTTTCCCCCTGTTCCATAGGTGCTAAAAACTCTTTCTCTTTAGCACGAAGGTTAGCCATAGCTTCATTAAACGGTTTCTTTAACCCTTCAAAATGCGCTTTGGCTGCCTTTCTTAATGTGGCAATCTTGCGTAATATCCCGTTAGCTTCGTCAAGTTCTGCGTCATTCTTAATCGTAATAAACGGAACGACATCAAGCAGGTTGTTAGTCTGCGCTTGTAATTCTGTTTCTGTTATTTCCATTATTCTTTCCCCCTTAAAAATAGATACCCACAAACAGGGCATACGATTGAAGTGCCTAAATGATAGTGATACCCACATTTAGGACATACGTTCTTCTGCTTCATCTCTCAAATACCCGTTATTCTTTTTGTAATGATATACGGTTGCCATAGCCATAAAGGTATTAAAATCAGTTGGGTCTTTATATGGTTTGTAATATATCCTATCGTTATCCCAATGCACCTTAGCACAGCACCGTTCATAATCTTTGTAGTTCTTAGGGTCATAGGCCATAGCATAGGCAGCTGTTTGTAGGCCAGCCCATGCTTGCGGATTGCCTGATTTGAAATCCAAAATCATTTTCTTTCCGTTCCCTAAACCTAGTACCCTATCAATAGTTCCTGCATACAAAGCACCAAAACACACCTTTTTTTCCACACCAAAAATCTCACAAATGTTGATAGATTTTTTAAAATTATCCCATAAATATAAGCATTTTTTTAATCGTGTGTCTAAATTTGTTGTGTCCAAAGTTCCTTTGTCTGCAAGCTCTAGTGTGCGGTGGATAGCAGTTCCGATTGTTAGCTTTAGTTCGCTATGCCGGAAGTTATCCATTAACCCGTTTGCTTTTAGCACCTGAGATACAGAGGGGGTAATAACGCCCCCCACTCTGTACTCATGCAATTTCTCATTAAACTCAATCTGCTGCATTGTCATATCCGGTTACGGAACCATTGTCAATAAACAGATACACTTTCATTCCTGTCAGTTTTTTGAGTTCTCCGGCTAAACCGGCAGTAGGGATTTTGTAGCTATCTTCGCCTTTAATAGATACCATTTCGCAAGATACCCACCGTTCCCCGTTCTCAATATACACTTGCTTGATAATGCGCTCAATGCGTTTTGGCTCTTTATCTTCTTTGACCACAGTAGCATCAAACATGGCTTCGCCTTGCGCTTCAACAGGTGCTTCGGTGGCATCGTAGCTTTCCATTTCTTGAGCAGTAGGCAAAATGGGTGCAGTTGCCGAGTGTTCCTCGGTAGCTAATGCTTTAATTTTGCGAGCGCGTTTGGGTTTAGGCATTTCAATTTCCTGTGGCATAGCAACTACCTTTGCTTCTTCGGCAGGTTCTTCTTCCATTTCCTCTACGGTAGCAAAACCTTGAATTACATCGGGGTACACCTGCGAAATCACTCTGCTTACTGCACGCCAGTAAAGCATATCAGACGGGTGCTTTTTCCACGCATCTGAACGGGCCAAAAGACCTGCTTTTTCTGCCTGTTCCAACGTGTAAGTGATTGTTACAGGTTTGGGCCAACCTTTCCGTTGGGTTTCTACGGTGCATTTTTTGTCGGTTTGTTCGGTAGGGATAATGTATTCGCATACACCACTTTTAAGAACGATACCCAGTTTGGTTCTCCCCCAGAACCCCACCTTCCCATTCACTTCCATCACTTCGGAAAGGGCAGTAATCGGAAGGCCGTATTGCTTGCAGGTTACAATGAGCATAACAGCGGTATTCAAATCCCCTCTAAAGGATTGTGGGATAAATTTAGAACGGGTAAGGAAGTTGGCTAACGCTCTCACTTCCAACATATTCTGCGGTTCCCCAACCTGCATGTTCTGGTAATCTTCTTTTGTCGGTGCAAACATCTCTTGTTTATTTACTACGGTTAATTCTTGCGTCATTTAATTCGCTCCTTTTTCCATTGTTTATATTCTTCAATCGTTAGTTTCTTGCCTAGTAACTGTATGATACGCCACAGGTGTCTAGGGTATGGCTTACTTGAACATTTGTACCAATAGTATGTGGTAATGTAAGAGTGTAAGCCAATTCGTTTAGCTAGTTGCGCTCTGGTTAAATTATGATTGACGCGCCAATCTTCTAGCTCTGCAAGAATGGTTTTAACATCTTGCTTTTCGTATATTCCTTGTGTTTTCTTATACATAAAAACTTAATGCTTTTTCTCGTCGTAAAACAATGTTAGCATATTTCGCCCAAAAAAGCAATAAGCATATCGTTTTTATCTCTCCCGTATGTATTTTGCAAAGCTGACGGTATATCCGTACCGGTTCTTTTTGGTTTCATATTCTGTTTTGATTTTCATACCCTCATTGCGAATGTCATAAATAACAGATGAAAGACGGGTGCAACCATACAATTTAATGGCTTCCCATGATGTGATATGTCCTTTTCTATTTAGATGTTTTTTTACCAAACTTCTTTGATTGATTTTTGCCATAATGCTTGTTTCCCCCATTGTTTCCTTTTTTGATTAAAATAGGCCCTATAACCGCGCTTTTGTGGATTGCTATATAGTTTGCTGAAATATAATCCCAAGCCGTTTTCTGGCCCAATTTAAAGCATACAACACCAACCCCTGATACAAATGCCAACCATATAACTAGCTTTAGTATTTCCATTCCATTTACCCCCAACACTTTATTCATCAACTGTTATGAATTTCTTTCTTAACAGTTTGTAGGTTACTACTGCCCGTATGTTGTCGTTAGTGAGCTGACGCAAATCTTGAAATGCCTGGTGCGCCATTTCCCGACAATCAATTTCATACTTACTATCAACGAGAGCATTTTCAAATTTATTGCCACGGTCAACATAGCAAAACCAATACTCCCATCTTGCTTCCTTCTTCTTAGTCGTTTCTTTTGTTTTGGTAGTTTTCATAATACATTCCCCTTTCGTCATCATATATTTCTTTGCTATCAAACAGCATATCGCTTATCCAAGACAGCAAAACAAAAAACAAAATAAGCGACATAAAACAACCTATAAACGTCAATCCAAAATACACTGCGTAGTTCATTTATCCTCTCCTAATAAAGCATTTAGTGCTTCCTCATTTGGTTTCGTTTTTGGCTTATAATCGCCCATTTTTTTGCAAGCTTCTTTTGCTTTGCTTTCGGTCCACTCATCACCTATAAACTAAATACATTTTGCAGAATTTTCGCAACTCCAGCACGATGGGAACCTTAGAAAATAAACGTTAAATTTCTCACAGGGGCCTTTCCAACAAATATGCTCCTTGCAATTTTTACAAGGGTTAGCTTTTTTCCAAAGAATAAGATAACCTGTTCTAGTCAGCATTTATTTTCCCCCCAAAAGCGCATCAAGCGCAGCTTCGGCTCTGCAAACATATGAGGCCGATAAATCTCTGCTCATAATTATTTGTTTTTGGCAAAATTGTTCTTTTTCTTCTGCGGTAGCTCCAAACCCTAGAACGCACTCCTCGCAACTGTCTAAACAGTTATCCTCCCTACATATTGCCTTTGCAATTTTCTCAATGGCTTCTTGACGGGAAATGCCTGTTAATTCTTTCCACTCGCATTGTTCAAAGCATTTCTCATCACACTCAAGGTTTTTAACAGTAGATTTACCGCACATAAAATCAACCCAAGTATGACCGCCTGCTGTTGTTTCGTGTAACTCCCTAAACTTACATTCTGGTTGTATCTTTGTAATAAAAATTCTTTCTTCTGCCATAACTTAACTCCTTTTACGAAAAAAAATCTTTGAATTAAATTTAAGATGGTCTACTTCTTCTGGTGTGTGAAAAGGTATTTTAGGTATCTTCCACCCACAAGCGTGTGCCCAATTTTCGTTTTCGTAATTTCTAATAATTTTTTCTATAATACGTTTTTTCATCTCATTTACTCCTTTTATTCTTCAAAAATTCTACTGTCAACAAATATCCTTCTTCGGTAGCAGAAGCAAAAGTTGGTCCACAATCTTGTTCCCAAGGCATTCTCATATTCATACTCTAACTCCTTTTATTCAACCGTTCTTCTTCGGATTTAATGCTTGCTCTTATCACATTCTGCACTATCTTTAACCAAGTAATAACTTCTTCATCTTCTAGGTCAACCGAAAACCTTTGCGTGTGCAGAGTATCGCTTTCTATTTTCAATTTTTTTAAGTGGCTATCTTCTTCTGTTTCGCCTCTTTTATAATCTGGTATGGACCACCGTTCGCAAGAAATGCTAATTTTCATTTTCCACTCCTTTTATTCCAAGCGGATATGGCTGCTTCTTCGTCAACATCCAATGGGCCTCTTGCTCCGCAATTATGACATTTAACTTGAAACATAGTTTCGCCAAGTATATCTACAGCCACAACGTAAAGCCAATCTCCTTTTTCGTTGTGACACCAACGACATTTACACGGTTTTAATTCTGCCATAGTTACCTCTCATACCCATATCTTTTTTTGAAATTTTCTTTATCTATGCGTAAATTCGCTTCATAATTATCAAGTAAATTCAATTCAGTAGTTTGTGACTTTCCGATAAATCTGCTTATTTCTGATAGCTGAAAAGCTCTATCAGAATAACTTTCTGCTATTTTTAATAATTCTTCTTTTCTTTTAGGGCTTTTAATATCGTAAATCGCACAACTTTTAATTGCTTCTGCTTTTGCCGTATAATAAATAATCAAATCTCTTATCGTTATATCTGCCATAGTTATTCCCCCCTTCCAGGGCCATATATCCAATCCAAGATTTGTTCAGGAGTTTCTGTTACCCATATCCTTTCGTATTGACAAATACGGACATAAGTGCTTTTAACACCGTCGCATAAATCCAAATTTTTCTCTTTGCAAAAAAACTGTAAATGGTCCACATTGATATAAATTTTTTCTATATTTTCTTTGTCTATTACTTTGTGAAGAATTGCTATTCTCATACTATTTACCTCTTATCTCATTTTCCCAAATGCATATTGTGTATTCAAAATTTGCAATAGCAAGTGGTGTTTTATCATATATTGCTGCTTTTTCAAAAAATCTATCTATCTGCTCTTTTGTAGGTGTCATACTATTTACACTCCTTTAATGGGCACTCAATGTTTCTATTATGAATATCATAAAATACCTGTATGCTACGATTTGGAGTACACATATCCCAAAATCTTAAACTACACTCCATACAACTTTTCGGCATATCCATTTCAATTTTAATGCTCATACTATTTCCTTACCTCTACCCAAAATTTAATATCTCCGTTTTCCGATTGGATTTTTGCGGTAATATCATTATGTCGCAAGCATAAATCTTCTACGCTAACCCCTTTTTCTTTGGCAATAAGAGTAATTTGGGTGGCAAGAAAAGCGTCATATTTGGCTTTTATTGCGTTTGCAAATTCCAACGGTATAGTTTTATTATTGCTTTCTTCAATTTTTTCAAAATCAACATCTTCTGAATAATACCCATTTGAAGAACCATACCAACGAATATCTACATATCCCTTAATGCTCGCTAATTTATAGAAAGTCCATGTGAAGCTACCATCTCCACCTATTTGCGGGCCTTCTTCATTAGAGCTTTCTTCTGCAATAAGTATTTTTTCGCCGATTAAATCCTTTACATCCCCATAAACATCTTCAATCTCAACGTGCTCACAGCAATCTTGTACGTGGTGCATCCTGTATTTTGAACCATCAGAGCACACAAACGTAACCATCTCGGAAC